TGCTAAGGCAGCATAATAATTATCTACTATTTGCTGTCTTGACAATCCATCACCCTCTGGCTTTATAGGTTCAGCTAATTTTGCTATTTCTTTCCCTACTAATGGACTTAGTCCTGCTGTAACAACTTGTGGTATTGTTGCTCCTGCACCTGATAAGACACTTCCAGCAGCAGATGTTCCTGTTTGGAATGCAGCAGGAGTAAATGCTTGTCCTGCACCTGTTACTGACCCTATTGTTGGAACACTACTTGTTCCACTAATTCCAGCTACTGCTTGATCTATTTCAGGAGCTACATACTTTCCACCAACATAAGCAACACCAGCATTTATAAGAGCTTTATCTACAGGCTCACCTGCTGCTAATGATCCAAGACCAGATCCAATAGCACCACCTATTCCAGGAGCTATAATATTACCAACTATCGCACCAATCGTAGGAAGAAATCTTTTTAATTTTTTAAAGAAAAATTCTGGCTGTCCAGTATTAGGGTTTATAGAATTTAGAGCATTACCAACAACATAACTTTCAGGTTGGTCTATACCTACTGCTCTCATCTGTTTAAAAATATCTTCTTTTAATTTAGGATTGCCTTCTAATACTTCTTTAGGGATAACTGTTTCGCCTTCGGCAGCATGAACAATATAAGTGTCCTCAAACCGACCTAAACTTGCTAACCCTCTAGCTTGGTTTTCATACGGAGCAATCATGACAATACCATAACTTATAATAATTCATTTTACAATCCTTTTATCTAGATTCTTGATATAGCACTTGTTGTTACCCTTGTTTTAGATAACTCTTGAATACTTGCTACAACATGCAATCTATTTGCTGTTGCTGCTTGAACTTTCAATACTTCTCCACTTTGTAAAATCAAATCTTTTGATAGTAATTCTACAGTAGTATTAGCTCCCACTGATTTTACTTTAAATAAACTAAACGTATCACTACCACTTACAAGTGTAACTGTTATCGTATCTGCATTACCACTATCTTCTGATACTAATATTGAGTTTACAACGGCTGCATTAAAATCGGCATCACTAGGAACTGTAAACAAAGTCGTAAGATCCGTTGTGGTTAAATCTACCTTTGCGTTTGTAACACCTTGAATATATTGAGGAATACTAGTGATTAACATTAACGTCTACCATCCTCCCTAATATCTATTCTTGGTGTGCCTAATTTATATTTTGTTCCCAGCGATGTAGAATCAATTCTTAAAGCAAAAGATCTACCTCGTAAACGATAATTTAATTTTTCTGTAAACTGTTCAACAGGACTTGTTGCAGATCGTTGAGTCGTAGCTTGTGTTGTTTCGTTAAAATCAGCTCCAGGATTATTTCTAGACTTCATTGTAAAGGCTACATCAGGATTCACACTAGTAGAACCATTAAATGTTATATCAGGTATAACTTGTTTTATAAATAAAAATTTATCACCATCTCCTATATCAATAGCTGATGATTCAATAAACGATGTCATAGCAGAACCGTCATCATCAAACCCTACTTCATGGTTGTAAAGATATTGATTTCCTGTTGCTTGTGGTAGATTTCTAATACCCCTGTCAAGCCATGCTTGTCTTGCGAGAGTTCCATAATACCAAACTTTTTCTAAATAATTATAAGCAACATATTTATCTACGACTGTCCCACCAGTAGAAGATGGATAAAACCACAAGATCTCACTAAACTCTGAATTAAGTCCTACATGTACTTTATCACGTTCTTCAAAGTTAAAATCTAAAAATACTTTATCTTTTACAGTACAAGGTAATTGTATTGTTTGACCACCAGAGTAAACATAAAAAGTATCTACTCCCATCCAAAATACTGCATCTTCAACAGCTATGGCAGAAAAAGGACTCATAATAGTTATATTTTTTGATAATTCTTGTAAACCAAACGTAAATGGTGGACCTATAAACTTCATGGCGTGTAGCGTTTTATTTGTAAAGACTAATATTTGTTGTTTTGTTTCTACAGCCTGTACAAAGGTAGATCCACCACCTAACCTTAGATCTCCTGCCGTATTTGTAGCAGTCGGAAAAAAATCTACTGGGTTTTCTTGTGATGAAAAACGTATTAATAATGGATCTTGTACACCATTACCTTGTGTAGCAGACGAATTTGCACCTAATCCATCACAACCAAACACGATAACGTGTCGATCTTGATCTGATACAAGAACTTGTTTAGCTATCGTAGGCACACTAGTTTCTCCAGAATATGTGCTTGTTGCACTAAGTTCAACAGCCCTAGTACCTAAACCGTTTGTTTTATCCCAATAAAATAAACCACCATCTCTTGGGTTTATTATAATATCTTCACCAAAATTATCATGTGACCATAATCTAATTTGTGCTCCAGGAACCGTGACACTTGCTGCATTACCCCAGCCAACAAAGTCATTAGCAGAATCTGCATTACCAACTGCTAATCTTACAAGTGTATTATCTGCATGTGTTGCTGCATCTGTGCCACTTGCACCTCTGGTTGATGGACCTCCACCAGTTCCTAACGTATTAGAACTTATTGTGCCTACCGTAATAAGTTCTTCTTCTATTAAAATTAAATCACCAGCCGTAATTCCTGTTGCACTGTCCACATCTATTTCAGTTTCACTTGCGTCCAAGGCTTCATTAAGTTGTGTTGCTAAAGCACCAGAGGTTGTGCCACTCCATTGACCAGCACCCCAACCAGTTCCACCGACTGTTACATCTAACCCAACATTTATCTGATATGCACCTACAACACTACTGCCACCATTACCAGTGTCAGATGAATTAGCAGCTACACTTGACGTAATCTCATAAGCATTAGAACTTATTAGTTTTGTTATCTGAAACTCTGCATTAAGTATTGTAGCTGTTATTAACCCACCTAAACTTGATGCACCAGAGAATGTTACAAAGTCTTTTTCATTTGCACCATGTGCTGGATCTGTAACAGTTATGGTTGTAGATCCGTTTGTTGCTGCAAAAGTTACATCACCCGCACCAGTCGTCTGTCTTATGGGTGTGATATCATTGAAAGTCTGACCCTCTTCTATGTAGTATTTTAAATGTGTGCCAATACCCATAAAGTCAGAACCATCAAGAGCCACCCAGTTATGCAGTCTTCTAGCACTGCCTAGATACTGATTTGTACTATATTTTTCCCAACCACCAAACTTTTCTGGAAATCCAAAACGAAACCTTACTTTATCACCATCAACAAAACCACCTTCATTGCTGTAAGATGTAATATCAGATACAATTCCAGGTTTAAATTTTAAGGCTTTTATTGGCATTAGAACGCCCTCGCTGATAAAGTTCCAGTATAAGCACTGGTGTCAATACTACCAGTACCACTATTAACATTTGCTAAAGCAAAAGGCTGGCTACTTCCATTAGTGCCAGATATTGTCATGGTAATATTAAAAGAGCCATCTGTCGAGTTGGTTGATGTAGAAACTGCTGTTGCTCCAGCGTTAACTGTAACGCCATTAAATGGATCTGAACCACTTAGTACACAACTTATGTCTAAATTATTTGTAAAAGTAAAAGTTCTATTATTACCTGTTCTTACATACCTCCACCATAATCTTTTAGTTCCACCAAAATTTAATTGATGGTTAGTCGTGCCTGAATATCTATTGTGACCATTCATTCCACTGCCGACAAGACTATTATATATGCCTAAGCTTCCACTATAATTAGAGTATTCATCCATTCGTAATTGACTTACTGTGTTAGGTTCTATTGTAGCTATGTACAATTTATACCCACCACTAGCTGGAGATGTGGTTGTACTCGTGCTTGTGTGTCCAACAAATTGAGCAGCAGTTGTGCCATCAGTAATATTAATCCCATATTGCGTACTTGAGCCACTACCGAAAATAGTAGATGCGTTTGGTGTGCTACCTCCAACTGTTGTTACTCCACTAGAATCTATCGTTGATCCGTTGTAAGAAAAATTACCAGAAGCATCTACATATTTTTCTACAGTTGTGTCCGTGTCTACATTAGCAACAACCACAGTTGAACTATCTGAATTAGAAAAAGTTGTTGACCCAAGATTACTAGTTGATGATTCGGTCGCAGTAGATGTTTTTAAAGTAGATTGCACATTACCACTACCTATTAGCTCCAAAGTTGTACTTGAATTATTTGTTAAAGGAGATCCAGAGGAATTTGTTATTGTGTTACCATTTGTATCCAATATTATTTTTTTATGTGCAGAGTCATTATTTAAAGTTAAATTACCACTAATGTTGTCAGTTAGTCTAAAAAATTGAATTGGCAACTTACTTTTATCAGTTCCAGCTTTGTCGTTTAATGTTCCTGCTGAACTTACTTCAGTAAAACCTAAACCAGATATTAAAGGTATTGACATTTATCACCTAAAACTTAACTGTTTCTGTAAAAGAAAATCCAGTGCCATTGAATATACCTATTCCTAATTCTGCACTAGATCCTAAAGATATTCCGTTTGATGTAACAGCACCATTATTTGTCCAATCTATTGTCATACTGTTTGAGTTTGTTGTTTTATCAATCACAACATATTGACCCACGACTAAATTTGTAATCGCAACTCTTACTGTTTGACTGCCACTAGATACTGTTAATGGTTGATATACTGAAGTTGCACCACTTGGTGTTACAGTTGTAGTGCCAGATACAGTTATTGCACTTTTTGCTTCTACTAAATTTTTATTGAAGTATGTAGAAAATGTCTGCACTTTTGTCTGTTTCATAGTGCCACCATCATTTGTTACAATACCATCATCGTCAGCAATAGCATCTGTGCCTACAGTTGTGCTACCATCTGTACTATCGTTAATCTCTGTTGCTGTAGAAGCTATTTTAGTACCACCAAAAGCCAAGCCGTCTAATAAATCTACAACTGCTGCACCAGATCCTGCACCATCTGCATATATCAATGCTTTTGCACCAGCGGGTACATTTACATTAGCTCCAGATCCTTGTGTAAATGTAGCAGTTTGACTTGTGCTATTATGTACAAAGAACATTTTATCTTGATCGTTTGGTGATATTGTTATTGTGTTTGTGCCAGATGGAGAGCCACCTAGTACTAAAACTTTGTTACCACCTTCTGATAATGTACCATCGCTAGTTGTTAAAGTATGTGTTGTGCCAGATAAAGTTATAGCTCCTACACCATTAATAGCTCTGTCTAATATATCTAAGTTATTGTTGGTAGTTGTACCCCATGTACCAGCTTGTTCACCAGCACCTATTTTTTCAACTCCTAGATTTGATGTATATGTACTTGCCATGTTTACCTCACTATTTCTGTATATGTCTCTGTGCCACTAGGCGTAATTTCTGTATATGTTTCAGTGCCACTTGGAATTATTTCTGTATATGTTTCAGTTGTAGCATCTGTAGTGACATCTTCATATAGTATATCTCCAGATGTTGATTTTGTAAAATTCAAATCCGTAGAAACAACTGGTATAAGTATAGCAGTACCATTGGTAGTTTGTGTGAACTCTGTGGTAAAAGTTGCATCTACAAAGTTTACAATTTTTATATCTTCTGTAGTCTGCGTAAAATCAAAACTTAGATCTGCATTAGCACTACCAGTTATTAAAATACCAGCAGTGGTCTTTGTAAAGTTAGCATTTAATGATGCAACACCTACAAGCTCTCCTACACCTACAGAACTTGCAGATGAGATACCACTCATCTCTGCTGTTGCTACTTGTAATACGCCACCTACGTCAGCAAGAGCAGTTTCTGCTATGGCAGCGTGACCCAACATTAATCGGCATCCTCTATTGTGTTGCCTTCAGCTACCCATTCTTGGATTGCTTGATAGTGTCTGTTGTCAGGGTCTAGTGGTACAGACATTGTTTCACCATCAATGACAGCATTTATGCAACTATTTTCTCCTGTCATATTTTCTCTATAATATTGTGCTGATGTAATAATCATATTTAAACCTCTATAACTCTGCGTCTGCTGTAAGATTGTACTGTAATAATAACAAATTAGTTCCTGTTAAAGCCTCACCACTAACATTTTCACTACTTGTCGCAGCTTGAAGTGAAACAGTGCCATTTTTCCAACCACTATCCCAGTATGTAATTCTGCCAGTGCCATTTGAACTAGAAGATGTGGTATAAAATACAACTGATGGTGCGGTTCTCATAGATGGTAATTGACAATTAAATACAGTATAACCACCACTGTAGTCTTGTATATAATGATAAACACAATCAATTTCCCCTGCAGCAGGTGTAGTACCATGTGGAAATGTTTTGAAAAAATACCTCTGACACAAAGCTAGTTCTTCCCCAAATGACCTATGCTCAAATGGTGTGGCTTGTGAGCCTACTTCCATCTGTAAGCCAGTGATAAAGAATGTTCTGTCTGTGCTATCTAAAAAAGATGTTTGTCCATCACCTATTCTTTGATTATTTGTAGAGTGATAAACATTTTCAGTAAATGTACCACCACTAAAGTATGAACCACCATGTAACCAAATACCTAAAGTAAAAGCATGAGTATTGTCATCATCTACTGGACTACCTCCAGTGTCACCTGTAAATGTAATTATTACTCTTGTCCAATCTGTAGTTACATTAAATGTTTTGCCAATATTTCTACCATCTTCCTCATTTCTCCACTCAAGAGTGTAAGTAGCGTTTGCATTACCTTTAACATAGAACGAAACTGTTATTGGTTGTGCAGAAGAAGAACCATACATTAATCTCTGTACGTCTTGACCTTCAAATTTAGTTTGTAGAATTAATGCTTCTGTAGAAGAAATAGAAGTGTCTGCTGTGGTGCAAGTAAGTTTCATAGCATTGGCAAACCCATCGTGAACATCTGCAACTTGTTCCATAGTAAAACGACCTGCTGACGTTGTTGTAAAATTAAATCTATCAATAGTAGGATATTCTTCGTTTGTTCCTCCAACTCCAGTAGCACTCGTTGCTCTTTGTGCCACTTGCATAGCACCATTGATAATAATATTCCTTCGCCCACCAATCTGACTATTGGTTATGACTTCACCCATCTTTGCTAATTCTGCTGCTTTGGTCATTCTGCGTTCTCCAATGCTGTAATTCTAGCTTCTAATTCTTGTATGGTTTTTACGAGTAAGGGTACAAGTTTACTTTGGTCTATTCCTTGTGGGTCAATATTACCATCTGCATCTACTGCATCTTTCTCTCCATTTACTGCTTCAGGCACTATACTTGATACTTCATGTGCTAAGAAACCATCTACTGTAGTATCTGCATCTGCTATAAAATTAAATCTTGCAGGTTTTAATTGTTTTAGTCTTGTTGTAGCATCAAAATCATACGTTACATTTTCTTTTAATCTATGGTCTGAAGATGTATTGTAGGATGTAGAACTAGCATTTGCAATAATTTGTCCAACAACTGTTCCACTAGAGTTTTCAAATGCTATCATCCAGTTGCCTGCATTTTCAGCCCTCATACGAATACCGACAGCTTTATTTGTTCCTGCAAGTTTTACTTGTAAAACACCAGTACCTAAAGCAGAGGTAGTATTAAAGTAAACACGACCATCACTATCGATAAGGATACGTTCAGAAGCATTTACATAAAAAAGCATAGCATTATCAGTATGATTATATATTAATCTACCAATATTATTATCTGCACTATCTCCAAAATCTATAACTGCATTACCACCACTGCCAGTAAGAATATTTATTCCAGCAGTTCCACTACTTTCTATAACTAAATTGTCAGAAGATGAATTTGCAGATGCTCCACTATCTCCTTGTTTTATATGTAACCCCTCTCCTAAATCAGGGTCATCTCCTATACCTACAAGGTTACTGCCACCATTGACAACAAGCATATTTGCATTGTTATTTGATTCAACTCTAAAGTCTACGTCTGCACTGCCCTCATTAAAAACAATGCCACCTGCAATGTTAGATAGAGTGGTATCACCTGTCACATTAAGTGTACCTGCCATCGTAACATTGCCTGTAACTGCAAGTGTACCTGCCATAGTAACATTGCCATCAAACGTACCACCATCTGCTTTACTTACAGTGTCTGCGGCACTAAAAGCATCAAAAACTATTATTTCTACGAGGTCATCAACTGACGCTCCTTGAGCTAAAACAATAGCTGTACCACTTGTAGATGTGTAGTCGGCATCACCTAACTTAATACCATTTTGATATACGTCAACAAAGTTGGAGTCTGCGTAACTTAAAGATGTACCCTCTGCACCTGCACCACTAAAACTAGTCTGCCCAGCCGTGGCAGTATAAGTGTGCTTTCTTCTAACTCCAAATTGTGGGGTGACTCCTATGTATGGCATTGTTTATATCCCTGAATTTTCCAAGTGTTTTGCGTAAGCAGTCTTGATTGCATCTGTATGGACTACGTTACATATTGCTTTTACTTCTGCACTTTCATTGCTTATGTCTGCATCAGGTGCTACTGTATGTCTTGCAAAGCTACGACTAATCTCTGTGCCATCTCTTTTGATGACTGTAGCAGTTCTTACTTGAACTATTTTGTAGTCACCTACGACTTCTATTTTGTCTTGTATTGTTTCTTCTGTTAGTGCCATTTTTATCTCCTTATTATGCTGCCATATAAGTTAATTTTATTATCATATTAGTTTCTGATGCAAAATCTCCGTGAAACACCTGATTGTAACCATTTCCAGCCGCTCCATAATAAGCAACTACATATGTTGCATTTGTTTGTGAATAAAAGAAAATACTGCGATGGTCGCCTAACGTATTTCCCCAAGCATTTCCAACATTAGCATCTGTGTGAACACTACTTATGGTAAAAGGTAAGCTCTTAACATGAAAAGAATCGCTACCACCAGTGGTGTTTGAAAAAGCATATATTCTAGCATAACAAGTAACCAGATCGCCTACCTTTATATATCTAGCACTACCTGAAGTAACACTTATAGTTCCACTATTTACAGTTGGTGTCCAAGTTCCTGCTTCATAATCTTCTAGTAAAGAAGTTAGACTTCCTGAAGCACTGCCTGAAGTATTTGCAAAACTTATACCATGACCATCTGCAAAAGTTACATTACCATCGCTTAAAGTAAGTCCATTTATATCTCCGACACCTGCTCCTATTACTTTTGTTAATGCCATTCGTTACTCCTAGTCCATTTTACTTGCATCAGATATATTTTTTACAGTATCTACAACTTTCAAATCATATGCTTGAGTCACTTGTGCATCTTTGCCCACTGCAAGAGCAATAGACTTTTCATTACAATGTGCAACTAATTTTGCAATAATTTCATCTTGTGCAATTCTAGCACGATTATGAATTGCATTGTCACACCAATCTTGAACTGAGTAGGCTATAGATTCTAAACATTTCATTTGTACATCAGTCACTGTAACTTTAATTTCTGCCATCTTATATTCTCCTATTTATCCTACTAAATATACTACAAAGTGATTTCTATTGGTGCTTGTATCTAGTGCATTTTTAACACCATCAGGATATAATACCATTCTTATTGTATCATTTGCAGACACATTTACCATTCCAGTCCATTGCATATAATCACCAGTTTGTATCTGCCAAGCATTATTAGCATCATAACCTCCACCACCACCTTGATAAGCACTATTAACAGAAACAGCAAAATGAGCATTACTTTGCGAATTAGAAATTTTTAAATGAGAATAAACAAAATATTTACCAGCTACTGGGGCAGTAAATATACCAGTAGAAGCATCATAAGAGTTTGTTGTATCATATCTTTCTGGTAAGGCTAGATACCAAAAGTCAGTTGTTCCAGTTGAGATTACTGTTCTACCTCCCTGTGCTAACATCATTGGTATTTTTGGTGTTGTAACAACTCCATTGGCATCAATTTTTAAACCAATAACAGGATCGCCACTACTTGCAGTTTTAAGCTCAAGAGCATCTGTGGTGCAACCTATTGTTGGCATAACACTAGTATTGCTATCTTTAAAACCTATAAAACTATTAGCTTGATTAGCTTCAAATCTAGCCATTCTTGAGCCTGATGAGGCTGTCACATGAAGAGGGTCAGAAGGACTTGCAGTTCCTACACCCACACGATTATTTGTACTGTCAACTTTTAAAGTAGATGTATCTACTGTTAAATCATTAGTAAAATTACCACTTGTTGCTTGTAAAGCATTTGTAGCTGGATGGCTTACTGTGCCTACTGTTCTGAACAAGTAATACACAAAGATGTTGTTACCAGAGTTATTTGATGGTGCAGCGGTAAATGTAAGTGTAGTTCCGTTGCTCACTGCATATGCTACAGATGGTTCTTGTATAACACCATCTACGGATACAAGTATGTCTTCATCAGATCCCACTGCGTGTTCTAGCGTAAATGCAGTGTTAGATCCATCACCAGAAAACTGTGTGGCTGCTTTACTAGCTACAAATCTATTTCCTGCTGTATTACCTAAATAGGGCATTATGTGATCTCCATATAACTCATGGTCACTGATAGCTTATCTGCAACAGAACAATCTATCTTTACTATATCTCCTACATTTAAAAC